GTTCGTATTTTTGCTTTTCAATACAGCATTATCAATAACATAAGTCATTAACGTTCTTCTCGAGGTATCGTCTCCCTGACAAAAGGAAGAGGATGGCGGACAATTATCCTTACAATCTATTGTTATCTTGTAAGGCTTATCGTAACCTAATATTTTATTCAAATTACCCGTCTCTAAATTTCTTTTAATTATATTCAGATTTAAAGATCCCCTAGCGGGCAAACTTAATTTCCTATCATACGGATACATGGATCCAAACCCATACAAATTTCTACGATTTAAGTCAACACCAATATCAAAGCCTACAGCATTAGCATTATCCTTAGATACTACAGATCCTCCGATATTTAATTCTTCAATTTTAATATCTATATAATTAGGAAGCAAGGCTGGAGCGGAATACTCATCAGCGAAGTCCTGAGGTCCAAATTGATATTTATGACGATCCTTGTACTCTCCGTCGTATAAATGAATTGCAGGTATATAATTATTGGAGTTATATTCATCCAGCTTAATATTTGAAGCTTGATAATCCATTGAGACCACAGCTGGCGAGCCAACTTGCACCGATAAATTATAACTTGTAGCGAATGCATTGCCTACACCCATGACATAATGCCCAATAAAGTCAGACTCTTTCAGTAAATAATTAGCTTGCTTACCTACATCACTCCTAAGGACCAGGAAAAAGTTTTTATCCCCAAAGTGTCTAGATATAAAGCTATTTTCCGCAATACCTCCGTTAGGGACAACATTAAAATTTAAAAGGTATTCATTAAGCCCACAAGTAGGTAGGTAGCTGAAACTAAAATTAACAGGAACCGGCTCTATGTTTACATCAATATTACTTCCAGGGCTAGGAACTGCATTGATTACATTAATTCTCCGAGTAAGCAAGTCTTCATGACCTATCTGCTTAATCTCTTCTCTATTTATATCAAAACCATAAGAAACGGACTGAACTTTTGTTATTTGTCTAAGAAATGATTGGTCGACATCAAAATGCGGCCTGAATGCTGGAGCTGGACCAACAAATAAAGCTGCATAATCAGACCTAAAAAAATTCCTCATACCTTAATAAACAATTACACCACAACCGGAGATTGTGGTGTAATATAATAAAATATATATACTTTATTTACATTCTTTTAAAATTAAAAGTGTTTTGTGTGTTTAGCCACTTCGGAATTCCAACCTTCAGACTCTTTTCCGGAGTAGTATCCAGATGTTCCAAGGTGTCCATATCTGAAATATTTCAGCCCGTCCCCTGTATTCTCAATAGTTGGGAAAGATTTATTCTTGCCATCAGCCCCTGTCTGGTTTTCATAGCCAGAAAAGAATACTCCAACCGCTGATTCTTCAGGGCCTCCTATTTGAGTTGAAAATGTAAGGTCTACGGTTTTATTGTCTCCTATTGATGAACTAAAGCTTTCTGAATCTAGTACGGCTTTTTTGAAATCAATCACAATAGCATCAGGTTTTGCGTTAGGATCACATACAACACATGAAGGATTTTGAATTCTAACCTTAAGGTCGTAAGTTCCTCCGCAAATAAGATCAACTAAATTTCCATCTTTTAAATCTGCTACTAATGCATTAACACTCAAAGAGCAAGTTACAGGAAAATCTACTTCTTTAGCATATGCATATGTACTACCCAATCTCTGTAATGCTGATCTACCGAGAGGAGTAGATAACGAAAAGCTTTGAATGTGAGCACTACCAAAATCGGCAGGATTATTATACCCAACAGAATTTCCAGATAATTGCCTAGAAATTAATGCAGAATCTTGAAGATCTATAGTTATATCTCCAGGCTTTAAGACGCTTTGACCTTGACCACTTTCAGTGGGGGGTAAAGTGAAGCATCTATCACAAATTAATGTGCCATCTGTTGGATCAATTGCTGGTATATTTTTGTAATCTGTACCCACGTCAGATTTTAAATTCATTCCTTCTACGGTAACTGAAGCTGTTGGAAAGGATCCAACACTTCCTTCTATAGAATAATCAGTAACATAACCGTTTCCAAGACTAATAGATGTTTTCTCTGCCTCGGTTACCATTTGGTCACCCTTGAGAGCATCTCTGCCTTCTGGTACAGTTAATATAAAAAAGTTGTTTCCAAATTCATTTTGAGATCGAGTCATCATTCCTGACAAGCTCTGAAATGAGCCATCAGTTACCATCCCCATTAATCTTTCATTTTCTCCATCCGTCAAGTAGTAAGAAAAATCCAGACTTACAGTTGGAGCCTCAAGGACCACAGAGTCGATTCTTGCTAAATGTCCAAACTGATTGACATCTTGCCTATTTATAGTAAAGCTATAATTAGCGCTTTGAACTCTTTTAAGTTGCTCAACAGTTGTTCCCCATGAACCTTTAACATTGACATCTCCATCGTGCTTCATGTATTTCAAGCCATTACCCGTAACACCACTTAGCATACCAAGGTCAGCGAGTACTGGATGCCCCACCGCTTTGTGATCAGTATTCCCTGTAAGATTAAAGCCTTCAAAAGTTCCAGTACAGTCGTAAGTTTTATATTTAAAGTCAGTCCAAAGACCTCTTCCAGTTGTTCCGGATCCCACGCAAGCATTAAAACCAAACGTGGAGCCATTCACACCACTTCCGGTTATCATACATTCATTTATCGTTGTTGCCCCGGTTACCGACTCGGGTGGCATGTAGTAAAGATGATGACCTGTCGTGTCTGGTGATATGAATAAAGCTTCACTTTGATAAATTACTCGATTTCTTGCTGGTAGTTTGCTCATTATATTATATATTTTAGTAAATTTGTAGTTGAAATTAAATACACAAGAAAAATATTTTTGTGAAATTTATTCCCAAATTCCAGTAAACCTAATTTCCATTTTTGGAACACTGGAGGTTCCGTAGTTTGTGCTGACGGGGTCACTACTATAAAGGCCTACTCTTAGGTGTATGCTTTGATTATGCGCATCTTTAGTTATGGTCTTAACTTGAGTAAATGTCCCGTTATTATTTTTCTGCATCAGTCCAAAATCATATAAAAGAAAATCTGACAGTGTACATCCCGCAGGGTTTGCGAAATAATCAGGAGCAGATGTAAATTTATCATCCGCAGCATTATCCATATTCAAGTAAGGCCACGGATCATCTGAACCTTGGTACACCCATCCGTACCCATCATCATGAGCCCCGTTACAACCTGCAGTAGATTTAATATTCATTGGATCTGCCGGTAAGATTGTAAATTTAGTTTTACCTTCAGGCCAAGCGATATTTGATTTACTCGAATTAAAGGCTGAACCTTGTGTATCTAATCCCCCATCGATTAAGGCTACGACTCCTCCTCCGCCTGCTCCAGTTAATTGTATGTAAGAATATTCAGGGTCAGCCTGACTTGGTGGTGAAGACGTCGCTGTAGGAGTTACCGTAGCAGTCGGAGTGATAGTACTGGTAGGAGTAATAGATGAAGTAGCAGTCGGAGTGATAGTACTGGTAGGACTCACTGAAGATGTTATTGTAGCAGTCGGAGTGATAGTGCTGGTAGGAGTAATAGATGAAGTAGTAGTCGGAGTAGTAGTGGTCGTTGGAGTCGGAGTTTCACTAGCTCCAGGACTAACGCTAGCAGTCGGAGTAATCGTGCTCGTTGGAGTAATAGAGTTAGTCGGAGTTATTGTCTGAGTTATGGTCGGAGTTATTGTGCTAGTAGGAGTAATGGATGAGGTAACAGTCGGAGTTATCGTACTGGTAGGAGTCACTGAAGATGTTACTGTGGCAGTCGGAGTTATTGTGCTAGTAGGAGTAATGGATGAGGTAACAGTCGGAGTTATCGTACTGGTAGGAGTCACTGAAGATGTTACTGTAGCCGTCGGAGTAATCGTACTGGTCGCACTCGGAGTAATCGTGCTAGTCGGAGTAATACTTGGAGTAGTCGTAATAGTCGGAGTAATACTCGGAGTAATCGTAATAGTCGGAGTAATACTTGGAGTAGTCGTAATAGTCGGAGTAATCGTACTAGTCGGAGTAATCGAGCTGGTAGCAGTCGGGGTGATAGTGCTAGTGGGGGTAATAGTATTAGTTGGCGTAACACTTGCAGACATTAGCATTGAAGATGTCGGAGTTGGAGTCGGAGTAGTCGTGCTAGTTGGAGTAACACTAGGGTCAGGAGGGCAATTAAATTTTATCCCCGACAGCATTGGACTGATTCCAAATACTTCTCCCTGCTCATTATAAGCGGAAACTTTATAATTATAAAGCACTGTATCACAATATTCTACTTCGTCAACCCCAGTAATAAGTATAGGGTTTCCTACTCCGGAAGGAATTAAAGTCTTAATGTGATTAAAATCTCCATAAGTAGATCCAGCGACTTCCTGCCTGTACAGCTTATAACCGTCAGCCAAGTAAGGCTCCTCGTTTTTGTGCAAAAAACTATAATATACTTTATATGCCATCTTTAATGTTACACTATTTTTTAACCTAGATAAAATATAAACCTATTTTTTATTATAGAAGCTATTCCTTCAACTGTAAACCATAAGGAGCCTTTGGAGCTCTGGACTCTAAAATTAACCCATACGGAGACTGAGGTTTGAATGTAGTCTTTAAAGTTAGCGAGTATGGAGCTAAAGGAATGTATGCTGTCCTTGGAGCTCTAGAAGCTACCGGCTCAACTAATGGCTGCCTGGGAAACCTATGACTCCTTACATCAAAATCAACAAACCCTATATACAATCCAGGGTGAGCTTTTTTAGCAATTCTGTCATTGAGTTTAGATACAGTTACATTATCTATATAAAAAGAGCTTTGACTATTATTTATATTAAAATACCTATCACTCAAATCCTTATACTCGTAGGTACCAAATTTTAAGTCACCAAATTCATTCAATGGATGCTCATTAAAGCCCACGTTAGCCACATTCGTAAGCTTAGTATCTTTCAGTATTGAGAAAACCCCATCCAGCTGATATGAATTTTCCGCAAAAACAACACATCTAATCTTACTTTCGGTTGTATCTTCTCCGCCAAAAGCAAAAGGGTTATTCACTCCAGCCTCATAAGAGCAAAATATAGCAGGAACAACTTGATCGTATGGCTTAATTCCCTTAAAAATTTCTTGATCAAATCGACTATTTTTATCAAATTTAGTTTCAATTAATAATTCTTCTTCAGTTTGGTCTGTGATATATATATTAAAATCCTTAACAGAATACAACCCATCAACTTTCGATGACTCGTTAGCCATTTGCCTAGGTATTAATACTCTTCCATTATTGAAGTCATACTTAACTCCCATTTTATTTCTATCGATAAAAAAATTATCCAAAGTTATTCCCTTTATTATTTCAGCTCCCTCTACAGAAGAATCTGTGACCCATTGCTTGTGAGGCGAGGCAAATGCATAAAAATTATCATCCAACCTTCCGTCATTTTGGAAATAAAAACTAGACTCTATGTTCTGGTATGCTTCTCCCTTACATAGTATTGCATGATCTAACCATAATACGAAACTTGTTATTATTTGGTGCTGGAATTGAGGTTTCATTATATTTTCTTTAAATTTATTTTTTTGATATCTATTTCAAATTGATTTATTATACTAGATATATATTTAGTATTGCTAAATTTAGCAGACCTAATATTCTTATTTGTCTGAATTCCTTCTCCAGATCTACTAACATCTGATTCTGTGTGTAAGAATTTACCCAATCCAGGCAGTCCAGACTCAATGCCTTTAGCCCAGCTTCTCCCTTCAGCCCAAGGAAGTGGGGTAATTTTAAATATATCAGAAGCTGAGGGATACATTATATAAGTTTGAGAGTCTCCATTTCTTTTAACCATGGTCGAAGTAAGTCTTATAGCATTAAAAGCAGACCTTATTGCATCTATAGGTCGATCATTTCTCTCAAAACCTATAAAGGTAAACAAATTGCCAACACCACCCAAGGTTCCAGAAGAGTTTAGAGAGTCCACTCCACTTTCAATCTCTTTAGTTACTGGGTGATTATTAAATTCTCTCAATAAATCTTCCTTAATTTTATTAAATTCCGAATTAACTATTCTTTTTACCTCATTTATATATTCAATAGACTTACTGAAATCCGCGCCCTTCAAGGCTTGCTTTGCTCCTCCCATTCTCATATCAGCCTTCGTCTACAGCTTTTAAGTAGAAAGTATAATACCTTGGAGAGAATAACCCATGAGGCATTTCGTCACTAATTACAGAAAACTTCCTTCCATCAAATTCGCATCTTTTGGTTTCCTTTAAATAAGAATATCCGTCTGGCCCCACCTTGATTCGAACCTCTCCTACATGCTTCTCTACCTTAATTTGAGCTCCCGCTTCTCCATCAAAAGCCTCATCATTCTGCCTTCCCATATATAATATTCTAGCTTTAAATGTAGCTTCAACTATCTTTCTAGTTATTGATGTAACTGAACCTCTTACATTTTTATATAAATAATTATAATAAGGATCCGTACTTAAGATTACTCTCTGAGCATCTTTAATAAATTTTATATCCCTAGCAAAAGTATCGTGTATATCATCAAATACAGACTCCATTGATTCCTTGTCGTCATCATTAATTAGTGATCCCATTATATTTTTTACACCTAAACCAAGAATAAGTGTATCATTAATTGTAATAAGGTTTATGGAAGCTAAAGATTTTTTATCGGATAGGGTTAACGGAAGTACTAAAAGTTTGTTTAAACACTTTTTAGTCATTATCGAGGATTTGCACGCAGAAAACGAAATCTGTTTCGCTAAATTAAGAAGAGCTATACCCGAACATAAAGACTTAATAGTTCAAGCCAATTACCTGGACGAGGATAAGATGAAGTACCTAAGGAAGAAGATTTTAGACATAGGTAATGAATCTATCAGGGGAGCTAATTCAGATTTAGAAAAATTTACTATAAAATTTAATTTTTAATATTATTATATTAATAATCTATTAAATAATTCACACTATGTATACTAAGTCTAATAAAGAAATATATCGCTTTACTATTAATCTCGAGCAAGAAATTGAAAAAGAAGTTGATGTCGAAAAAGAAATAGAAGTCGAAAGAGAAGTTGAGGTTACTAAAACCAGAAAAGACGATTCAGGCAAAACTGAAAAATATAAAGAAAGTGTGCTTAAAAAAGTAAAAGAGAAAGAAGTAGTTAAAGAGAAAAGAACCTCCAAGGAAAAAGTCCCACATGTCTTCGTAATTAAACAACCGAATCGCCGGCAGATGGAAGAAGCCGACATGGAATTTAGTATTGAAATGAGCAGGTGTGTGAAAGAGGGGATACTAACTAAAGCTATGCTCTTAAATAAGTATACAGACACTGGAGGAATTATGAGCGAGTCTGAAGCTAAAGAATTATCTAAGCTTTATTCTAAACTATCAGAGAAACAAACAGAATTTACTGCCTGGAAAATTTCTGATAAATCAAACTTTACTGAAAAACAAAAAGCTGTTATAGAGGAAATATCCTCACTCAGAAGAGTGATCGCTCAAACTGAAACTAATTATTCCGCACTACTCAATCACACAGCAGATCATAAAGCTCAAACTCGAGTGATAGGTTGGTATTTATTATCTCTCGCCCACATAGAAAAAGACGGAGAACTTGAGCAGTTCTTTAAAGGAACAGGTTATGAAGAGAAAAAAGAAAATTTGTATAAACTAGAGGAAGAAGAGGATGACCTACTAGCGGCCGTATACGACAAACTAATAGCATTTATTAGCTTTTGGTATTTCAGTGTCTCGACCAACTTTGACGACTTCGTTGATCTAGAAAAAGACATAGAGGCAGGCAACCTATAATGTGGAATCAACAGAGTACAGGAAGATATTTAGAGATATAATTAAAGGCCGAACCGATGTAGAAATAGGCGGCACTAAATATTACATTAAACATCTTAGCTCTTTAGATCAAGTTGATATTGATGAAATTAGAGATTCCTATATAGAAATAGCCTTATCAAGAGGTATTCCCAGCATGAAGGAAGCCCTTCAATCCATAAAGGATCAAGGTTTATGGACAGACAAAGACGAAAGAGAAATTAAACGTCAAGAAAACTTCATATCACAATTACGAGATAACAAGACTGAACTAGTCTTAAAGTCTCAAATAGACTTACAGAATAAAGAGATAGAAGAAACTCGCGCAAAAATAAATGATCTTGAATCCAAGAAGCAAAGGTTACTTGGAGTTAATGCAGAGGATTATGCCAGTAAACGTGCTAGTGACTACTACATAATTAAGTCATTTTACTTAGACCTCGAGTTAACTAAACCATTATTTTTAGAGGAGGAAGACTTCAATGAATTATATGCGGAGGAAGTTTCTGAGTTTATCCTTGGATACAATAAAGCTTTTAATGATTTTGATGAACTTAAAATTCAAGAAATGATACTTCAAGATTTTTATTATATATATTTTCCCTTTAGCGATGATACTGTTGGCTTTTTTGGTACTCCCGTAGTCGAATTAACTCATAATCAATTAAAGATGATAGTTTATACTAAAATATTTAAAAATATATTTGAAAATAATAAACATATTCCAGAAAAAATTAAAAAAGACCCTAAAGCATTACTTGACTATGGTAGCATATCAGATGATGCCAAATCAAACTTACAGGATAAGTTTGGAGAAGATAAAGATGGATCAACTTTATTTAATGCCACGGAAGAAGATTTTGAGTATGCCGGCCTAGAAAAACCTTCAGATAAAGCTGGAATTTCCCTTCATGACGCCGCCAAAAAGAAAGGCGGAAGTTTATCAATGGAAGATCTAATGGAATTAAGTGGTTTACCCAAAAAATAAAGTGTACTTACCTGCAACAAGGAATAAGGTATGTCACTAGGATTAAGAACTCATGTAATAGATTTAGAACAAAACATTAATCGTATTGTTCGAAAAGTAAATGCAGGTGGAGGTATAGTAGTTAAAGTGCGAGCGAGCGACTTTACTCAACCACTGGGCAGAATGTCGGCGAAAGCTAATGAATTCACAAAGTCTCTTGAAGCTTCCAATGCTCGAGTGATAGCCTTCGGAGCATCTGCGGCAATTATAGGGGGAGTAACCTTAGGATTCACCCAACTAGTTGTTCAGGCCACAAAAGTAGAAAAGATCTTAACCGACATTAATGTAGTTCTTAATACTTCCACACAGAATTTAGAAAAGTTCGGAAACAGCTTGTTTAAGGTTGCTCGAAATACATCCCAAACTCTAGAGGTCGCAGCAGAAGCAGCTCTGGAGTTTTCCAGACAAGGATTAAGTATGGAGGAGACTCTAAAGAGAACGAATGATGCCCTAATCTTGACTAGGCTCACTAGTTTAAAAGCTGCCGATTCAGTAAAAGGTCTAACTGCTGCGGTTAACGGTTTCGCTGATGCAGGCATGACTACAGCCATGGTTATCAATAAATTATCCGCAGTAGATATTAAATTTGCCGTAAGTACAGACGACTTAATTAACGCTCTATCTAGAGCTGGAGCTGTAGCTCAAGATGCGGGGGTTAGTTTTGATCAATTAATGGGAGCAGTAACTTCAGCTCAGCAGATTACAGCTCGAGGAGGAGCCGTAATAGGTAATAGTTTTAAGACTATCTTTACAAGAGTACAAAGAGGATCAACATTACAATCCTTAGAGGATTTAGGTATTGCGGTCAGAGATATAAGAGGAAACACACTTCCTGCTATGACGGTCCTTCAGAATTTATCATCAACTTACGAAAAGTTAGGAGCAACAACTAAAGCTGCGGTAGCCGAGCAAGTGGGTGGAGTTTTTCAAATCAACATACTTAAAGCGGCAATTAAAGACTTAAATACCGAAACTTCAATATATAGTCAGGCGACCAAAGCATCATCGTCAGCGACAAATGAAGCTTATACAAAAAATGCACAACTACAAAAAACTCTATCATCAATAGCCAATCAAACATTAACTACTGTTAGGGAATTAACAGCCAACCTAGGAAGCTTGACTATAGCTCCAGCCTTACAAGATTTCCTAAGCTCAGCTAACGAAGTTTTGGGGTCATTCAATAAGCTCTTTGGGGACACAGAGGGCGAATCTATTGGGGGTGACTTCGCTAAAGGTTTTGCAAGAGGTCTGGGCTCAGTACTCATGGGCCCCGGAATGATGGTTGCAGTTTTAGTGTTTGCAAAATTATTTAGTCAAGCTTTCAAATTTGCCAAAAGCTCAGTTAAAGATTTATTGCAGATTCAAAGCATTAAAGAAAAAGAAAAAGCAATACAAGAGTCTATCGTTGATGCTATGATCAAGAATGTAGCCTTAAGTAAAGAGCTAGTAAAAATAGACGGAGACCAAGTTAAGCAAGAGCAAATAGTATTAGCTTTACTAAAAGAACAGACCGCACACATAGAACAGCAAAGAAGGATTGCTTCAGATATATCTCCGGCACTTAGAAGAGCTGGAGTTCAACCTAACTTGATAGTCTCAAAAGGTTCAAAACATGGATCTGACGGCCTTATTCCAAATTACTCAAACACAACACCCCTTGAGAGAGAAAGAGAAAGAAGCGGAGCACAGAAGGGTGGGTACACAGCTGGAGCCATAGCTAAAATGCATGTGCCCAAATTAGGTGAAGTTGTCTACAACAAAAGAGAATCAGTTAGGAAATTCCCAGGAATGCAGCAACCCGCAATCATTCCACCAATCAGCAGTAAGGCTGGTAAAAAATACCAAGACAATTTTTCCGAGAGGCATGGCTTTGATCCATACGGCAGTTCTAATAACTCAACCTATAATGGCGGCTTAATTCCTAATTTCGCATCCAATACAACTGAGAAATCTGCAATTCGAGCAATCCTAGATACACTAAAGAAAAGAAAGGTAAAAGTCTTACCCAACGACCCGAAGCTCTCTTTCGCTGCAAATAGATACATGGAGGCGACCAAAGACAGGGAGTATCCCGGAGGTTCTGTTAATTTTGGCAAACATAAAATAAGCATGAATGAAATCACCCTAGCCTTAAAGAAGCATGGTAATTATATGGGTGACGAAGATTTCTATGGAAATAAAGCTGGAGGCCTTATTCCTAACTTCGCACTTGGAGCCTCGCAACTCGCAGGTACAAATATTCTGAAATTGCCAAAAGCGAAAATGGCAACGCAAACAACTAAATCAGACTTTAGAGGAAATAGAGTTAAGGGTTGGAAGAATCTAGAAGCTCCACTTGACAGCATACAAAAAAGTGCCGCTAGTTATGCAGACGAGTTTAATGTTTTAAAAGGTCTAGGTATTAATGTGCTACAAAGAAAAATGTTCTTCACAAACAAAGAAGACGGAGGGATACGAAAATCTATAAATACTACTGATAGAAAAATGGCTAAATCCCGAGGATTTCAGAAAAACAATAGAGACAACATAGCCGGATCTTCATACGAATCAGGACTTTACAAAAATCATTTAAAAGATAAAGGCTATAATGAAACTTGGACTGGAGGCTACACCCCTAAAGGTTTCCAGAAAGGCACAGGGGACCCTCAATCTACGGTTGATTTTTTTAAGGCTGGAAGGCTTCCAATAGAAGCTAAGTATGGGAAATTTACTCAAGCGAACTTAATAGCAAAAAGCATAAGGCTGTCTAGCGATAGATACATAGAAGACTTTTTATCAAGCAGGGGCGAGGGCGATATTGCTAACAATATGGCTAATAAAAAATTTCAAGATGCATCAAGCACTCTTTCTAGCCTAGGTCATAAAAACGTAGATAAATCTATGGTGAAAAAATTCGGACTATCTTCAGGATTAGTACCTAATTTTATGTCTATTGGCTCAGGGCCTCATATGAACAGTAGCGATTGGCTAACCTCAAGTCTTAACCTAACCCGACAAAACTGGGACCAGGGCCAAAACCTAAAAGATGGTAGCTTTAGTGACTGGGTAGATTTCATAACAAAAGATCGCCAAATAGGCGTCCCGCTTCATTACAGAGACCGGCCGAGCAAAATAGACGAGATAGCTCAAAATAAATCGAACTCGAAAAGAGCTCGTCAGGCCAAAATACTCTACAATAACTACCTTAGAAATTTCACGAACACAAACACTAAGAAAATCAAGATGTCTAAATTTGGAAATGTTCTTGAAATGGCTTTGGCTGAAAATTTCGGCAAAAAACCTACATCAGCTTCATACCCAATGGACTTCACACATAATCCAATACATAAGCTTGACGGGAACCCTATAGTGAGTAGACAAACTTTAGGTCTCAACTCGCAGGTGGGAGATGCCGTTGTGACTTCTTCGGGACACGAAAAAAATAAGTTTTTCTCAAAAATTTTAGCTCACCAAATTAAATCAGGGTCAGCCGTCCTTGGAAAAAGAGGCAAATTTCCAGCAAGAATTAAAAACACAGGAGGATACAATGACTTAATCGGACACTCAGGCAAGACGAAACTTGATAAAACTGTTACAAACCATACAGCTACAGGAGCACAGTTAACCAAAAAAAACGGCATCTTAGGGAAGTACTTAAATCCTAAGCAAAGTTATAAGTTAGATAAGTACAAAAAAGACTTCTGGAGTTACGACGAACTAGGCATAAAGGCAGGTCAGGCTGTATCCAATTCGCAAGGTTTTATTCCAAATTATCTAAACACTGAAGAATTCGGCGACACCAGCACTAGCGCTGCCCAATTTAATCAAAATAACGGACTCGACCTACAAACAGCTCTCTCAGGAGGCAAGGGTTTCAAGCTTACAAAATCTAACTTTCAAAAAGTAAGGCAATTCCTTAATAGTGCAGAATTCAGAAGTCTTCCTGCAGGAATTAAAACTCAATTAACAAACAAGCTCAGGATTCAATCAAAATTTCTAAAAATGGGAGATGTAACTAGACCTTACTTAAAAGGCAAAACATCTTTTCCAGGTCGAATCGCAGTCTCTGGAGGTCTCATTCCGAATTTCTCCAACCCCTTGGCTGAAGCTATAGGTAGAGAAAAAGCAGCACTTTCAAGCCAGGGATCTACAGCTAAAGTCTATGTAGATCAGGATCAGAGACTTAAAGACACACTAAACCCTATGGGGTTAATGGTAGCAAACAGAAGAGATGAGCCAATATCTGGTGCTCAAGGAGTTAATCGAGCAATTAATCAAGGGCTTAATCCGAAAACTCACGGCAGTTCAAATAATTCTACATATGATTCAGGGCTAATTCCTAATTTCAACAGCCCAGTAGTAACGGGTACAGGCGGCAGTGTGTTCGCACCAGGTATTAAGGAATTAGATAAAGCAGCTAAGGATACTGCTTCCAAAGTTAAAGATCACGGTAAATCTAGCAAAGAAGCATCAGGATCAGGAATGGATATGATGGGAGCAATGTTTGCTCTGACTAGTGTCTCATATGCAGTTGAGGGAGCTTTAGGAGATGTCGACAGCTCCGCCGGAGCATTGGTTAAAACTCTCAATGCGGGAATAATGGGAGCTTCTCAGGGAGTAATGGTCTGGCAAGGCCTAAGTTCTGTAGGGGATAGCCTTATTAAGAAAAACACAAAGATGGGAAAAGCTATGGGTGTCGGAACAAAAATTCTCGGAGGTCTTGGCGCAGCTGTCGGAGTCCTAGTTCCAGTATTTCAAGCTTTAGGGGAAAATACCAGCATGCTGGATGGTCCGTTTGAAACTTTAGCTAAAAGTGTAAAAGAAACATCGAAATCTATAGGGGCTCTAGGTAATGCCATAACTGCCCACACAGATCTAGAGTCTACTCGTAGTGAAATTTCACAATTAAATAATTCTCAAGATAAAAATACTTACGACGGAAGGATGAAACTATTAACCCTGCAGACGAAAGAAGCCAAAAATAACTCTGATTTAATTAAATCTGCTGGAGAACTTGGTAAAGCTTTAAACCTAACAGGAGCGGATCTTATGACAATGACATCTGGAACTGCTTTGGGCATGGAAAAACTACAAGAAAACATGTTAAAATACCAACAAGCACTTGCCGTAGAAACCGCGATGATGCAATTTACTAAAGGGCTAGGTAGTGGTGGGTTTGCTGGAATGTTCAAACAAGAAGGTACTGATTATGAAAGAAGGGCCGGCCAAGTGGGTGTAGCTCAGCAAATAGCTAGTCAATCAGAAAATCCCAAACAGTTAGACGAACAACTAAAAGTGTTTATGAAGGCCTTTTCTACCCTCAAAGAAGACTCCCAGCCCCTAAGAGACTCGGTCAGTACCTACCAGAATGTGTTGGCAGCAGGTAATAAAACAGGATTTGGAAGGTCCGCCGGATCACTTGCTATGATGGCGAACAGTGCTAAGAATGAGCTTGGGATGGGAGTTGACGTGAGCAAGATTACTTCCACCTTTGAGAGTTCCGTCTCTAAGCTTCCTGTGGCCTATCAAACTTTAGCATCCCAAATCATAAAGAACGCGCAATCAATGGAAATAGGGGATATTGAATCGCTCCTTAAAGGAGTTGAGAGTAATGCGAGGCTTTTAGTTAAAGATTCTAAAAAGTCAGCAGAACAACAAGTAATTAATTATAAATACCTAAGAGAGACTACTAGACTTAATCGAGAACTGGCCAACCGAACACAACTATCATTAAATCAGGACAAAATAAACCTATCCTTAGGAAAAGAAAAGCAGGGAGTTCTAAAGTCAGCTCGAGCACACAATATAAAATACCTTGCAGCCCTGGGCGCAACAACTAAAGCCGCCACGCTTGAATCAGAGATGCTCGAAAAAAGCAAACAAATTGATCAAGATTTAATGAACAAAAAAACGGAAATAAATAATAAATACAAAGCCGAAGGAATCAAGTATATTGACACATTATTTAACGATAAAAAAAATAGCCTTATCGATCCAGTATTAACTCAGAGCCAGGGGGGCAAGGATTCGAGTGGAAAGAGCCTTTCTCCTGAAAAAACATGGGAAAAATCTCAAAAAGAGCTACAGTCACGAATGATAGCAGCATCCTTCAATAACAAGAGCATTGAAGAGGGCGGCACACAAGATCCAAAACTTCTAAAACTCAAGAAAGATTTAGGCCTTGCCCAGAACCAAGAACGAGTAAGCTTTCTATTTAAAGAGTACATCCATTCCTTGAAGGATTCAGTAAAACAGCAAGAGGCCCTAAATAACTTTCAGACAGCAAAGATAATACCAGAGCAGATAGACCTAGCAACGTTCTTCAGTCATTCCGTAAATCTTAAGAACCAAGAAATCAAGACGGAAGAAGACTCCGCTAAGGTTAAGAAAATCAACCTGGATGTAGTGAGAGCACAGCTCAATATGGAAAAAGGAACTCTATCTCATGCCCAGAAAAGGCTTACAGATATCAAAGCTATCCCTTACCACCAATTAGACGAAGTAACAAAGGAACAAATAGACACCAATAAAACTGTAGCTCAGGCTGACTACGAGATCCTTAGAAATAAAGAAATATATCTTTCCTTCGGAGAAGGTCTTGCATCCCTACAATCAGAGCAGCTTGAGGTTGAAAGGTTAAGAGTAAAAAAAGAATCGGATTCGCTCAATACTCAATCTAAAAGGCTAGATGCAGAAGAAAAGCTTAGAAAATCGACGGATGATTATAAAAACATAATAAGGCTAAAGGTAGAAAATGAGCTTAAGACTTTAAGGAATTCTACTGATGATGATATTACGACTTTAAAAGAGGAGAAAAAACAGGGTGCCTTCGGAAAGCGAACTGAAGCCGGGAACGGTCAGTTGGTTAGGGACGAAGAAAGGGCGATGCTCAATCACATAGAAGCCTTAAAGCAAGGCACTTATTCTCTCGGAGCTCTGCACAGCATGGCTGAGAGTACCAGAGCTTTCGAAAAAGCCCTAATAGAAGCTAAAACAAAACTCGAGAACGGAGGCGACTTTCTAGAGGGTCAGCAAGGAGTAATTCTGGATACAGCTCACCAAAAAGGGGGCATAGAAAAACTTAAAGGAGAAAAATCAGTATTCAACGACAGAGGAGCAACAGTAAGAGTTGCAGAAACAGACCTGAAGATAGCTCAAGCGCACAAGGAGTTAAATTTAACAATGGGTGAAGGGAGTTTATTTGCGGACTCAATGAGAGTAAAAATTGCTGAAGCAAATGTAGAAATGTCCAGGTTTGGCGAAACAATGGCCAACACGGCATTTGATGCGACCAAGGAAGGCTTTAAGGGGCTTATTCAAGACATGGGAGACGGAACTAAATCTCTAGGTGACGTAGCCGCTAATTTCTTTGGAACTATAGTAGACAGAATGAATGAGAAGTTGATAGATAGAGCTGCAGGTCAATTAACTGCAGGCCTAATGGAAGCCGCAGGCTTCAATCAAGGTGGCCATGTGGGATTCAATCAGGGAGGTCATGTCTCTAGGTATTCATCTGGAGGCACAACTCGCCAAGTTCCAGCCATGTTGACCTCTGGAGAATATGTTGTACAAAAAAGAATAGTCGACAGGCTTGGAACTAACGAACTTAATAAAATTAACGACTCTGGATCCCTCGAGGAACTATATGATAAACCAAATAATGAGTCTTTTTCATTATTAAATGAAGGAGGCATAGCAAGCCCTCCAATCATAAAACTAAAAGAGGGAGGAGTTGCTAAAAATTATCTTTCAGGAATAGTAGGAACAATTAATAAATTCATGGGGGGCATAGTAAAAATGGCAGGGGGCGGAATACTATCCTCAAGCCCAGACGATAGTGCAGGTATGAAAATGGCAAAAGGGGCGGGCTACTTAGCAGGCTCAAGCCTCCATGCATATCAAAACAGAGGAGAAGGCAACCAAGGCCCTAGCGCTCCTAAAGCTCCGACCGCGCTCAACACACACTCCTCCTTGAATATTGACCCAACAGGAAACAGGATGAGTGCTAAATATAAAGCTAATGATTCCTATCGTCAAGATTATGGGAAATATCTACTAGATAAATACCAGCATGATGTTGACACTAATAACCAAAAAGTAAAAAGTAGGGCATCTACAGCTCAAGGAATAGTAAATGGCATTGGATTCATGGGAATAGGAATGGCAGCTAGTGCAGCCGGAGATTACGCTAAAGCGGGAGGCTTTACCAAAGAGGGGCGAATGGCCATGCGTGCTGAAAAAGATGCTGCTGAATATGCAGCAAACCCTCAAGCTTACGCTCCCCCAGCAAAGGGCTCCGAACGAATGCCTTACCGAGTAACCGGTAATTCCTTTGGCACAGCAAACTCAAACCCAGCAGGAATAGGGGGAGGAGTCACAAATAATGTAAGCAATTCCACTCAAGCTGGAAACAATTATCATACCGGTGGCATGAATTTCAATTCATCTCGCTCCACCCAGTCAAACTTAAATAAAGTTAATGACTACTCATGGACAAAAAATAACAACTTATCCTCAGGGCTCAAAAATCCATATCAACTGAATCAAGGAGGAATGATAAAGATGAGCTCCGGAGGTAAAGTTCACGGCCCAGGAGGTATTGATAAGGTTGGGCCAGTTATGCTCGATAGAGGTGAATTTGTGATAAAATCTTCCAGTGTTAATAAGATTGAAAAACAAAGTCCAGGATTCTTCAATAGGCTTAACTCAATGAAGATGTATGAAGGAGGAATAGTTGACCCTTCAGCCAAAGCTGTGGCTAGCACCACAGAGAGTGGGAATACTCAAAACTCATCAAGCAATGTAACCATCAATATCAACGTTTCTTCTGGAGGAGAAACTTCAGTTAGTGGCGGAGAAGCGAAGCAGCAAGCATTTGCATCCAAAATTAAAGAAGCTGTGGTTGGCATTATATCTCAAGAGAAAAGAGTAGGAGGCATGCTCAGTGGCAACTAAAAATGCCGTATTAAACTACGAGCAACAGTTCTATCTGTCTGGAGCTTTACTATCTGGAGTTACATCAATAGGTGGAGGCTACTCGATACAGGAAGAGCCTATAAACATAATAGGAAAAGGGCATAGCATGCCAGTCAGACAAGGGCCCCTGGTAGGTAATTTCGACATATCGAGATACTACATAGGCGAAGATCCCCTTCTGTTCTACACTGGAGATAGCCCTATTAGTGGAAGTATCAATTTTAACGATAAAAGTTTCGGGTTCAATAGTGGATATTTAAGCGAGTATAGTATGTCTGCAGGCATAGGTCAAATACCTCAAGCTAATGCATCCTTAATAGTATATGGAGACATAGGATCCGGAATCGATGGTTCAGGATCCAACCCTCACCCTATAATTCAGATACCCAATCAAGGATCAATATCCCTAAATGCCAGCGGATATCAATCCAATAGGATAACAAATTTTTCATACACATTAAGAATAGATAGATCTCCTGTCTACGAAATAGGTTCGCCCTTTCCAGTTCAAGTAGATAGAAAGTTTCCCTTAGTCCAGGAATCTTCATTTACTCTAGAAGTTGACGACCTAGAGGTGTCAAGAATGCGCGAATACTTAATAAAACCTAAACAGCAAAAAATTGAAATTAAATTTAAAAACCCAATAGATTCATCTAAGATAGAAAGCTTTATCATACCAAAAGCAAGACTACTCTCTCAAGAAATCTCCTCAAGCAGTGAAGATCTCCTCACCGTAAACCTAACCTATCGAGGTTACATTAATAAAAAATGACCTTTTTACCCTACGAAGACGTTCCTCTATATCTGGCGGTGGATGGGCATTCCGGTCAGTATATTTTCGCTGAAAATGCATCACTGTCCGTGTCTCAATCTTTACAAGTAAACAGACAGATAGATGATAATATTATAAGTGTATGTAATTGGAGTGATGGAGGCTTCACTAATTATATTCCCCTAAATATGGTCGCCAATACAGCAACCACAGCCCTATTAGGGCCAACGAGTGGTCCTCCATCTCCACTAGCTACATCTATATATAAAATACCAGCAGACACCAAAGTTACATTCCCCAACGGAAAACATCTCTATTTTGAATCAGATGTATTCCCTGACGGTCACGACTACCTAGTCTCCCTCTATCCGAAAAGCGGAGGTTGGACTCTTCTTGAGGGTGAAGCTCAAAGTGGGCACTTTGATCCAATATTTAACTACAGATCAGAAAGTCCAATCAAAGGCTCTCTTAGTGTTAATTTTTATATTAATACAGGAAACCTTAATAATTTCTTTAATATCACTGGTCTGTCGGACCCTAATGTTTATCCAGCTATAGACGAAACTAAAGTCACGGGCCATTTAGGGGATTTTATTTTTTCCGATGCATACTTAACCTCTTTTAGTTTTGGCCTATCTCCAAACTCTATATCTCAAGCCTCAGCCTCTTTTGATATCTATGGCGAAATTAAGCTTGACCCGGCGGTATCTAGTAATTATTACTCGTCAAGCCTATATTCCCAGCAATCAATAGCTCATGGTCAAAATAGCCAAATACTTTCGACATCAAGTGCAGGAATAAATCACCCAATTCAATTCAATTACTCTATGGAGACATCACGGTCAGCAAGGTACGAAGCTCCTACAGGGTCTAGCCTTGATACAGTCGGGCTTGTTCCTACTAGAGTTTCCAAGGGAAGGACTTTAATAAATATGTCAATAGAAGGAGAGGGAATAGATCCGAACATACTGAGTGAAGGTTTCGGAGGAAAAAGGGCAAATTTAACAGCTCAAGTTTACGATCTTGCATACAACTCTTTCGACGATAACTCCAATGGGTTACTTAATGAGTTTCATTGTAGCGGAGTAATTACATCTCAAAACCTTTCGGTTGACTCCGCCGGGTATCTCAATGGATCTATATCAGTCAAGCAGGATTTAAAATAATGGAAATAAAAGACAATAATAATAGAGCCATGCCCATACTCCCATCGTTTGGGTCTACAGCATCTTTTTCCTCGCTCACTGACTCAGTTAAATACGGAGATAATCACTCGCAAAGATCCCTGAAGGGAATAAATGGATTAAGCATGTCTATGAACTTAAATTTTAGTGAGCTTACTGATGTAGAGTCCCAGAGTTTAATAAGCTTCCTACAGAGCCACTTCTACTATCAACCTCAAATTTACTCCCCAGACGGAAGTTTCTCTAATAAAAGAATTAACCCGTTTGACTATCAACCCTTTTACCCCTATAAGTCAAACAAGTTTTTCTGCCTTGACTTTTCTCACGATAAGTCTTATTTTAATATTAATGAAGTCTCAGTCAGTTTGATTGATGCCTCTTGCAGCATACTTAACTCGGTAGAGTCGGGAGCTGGGCATAATCCTAATATAGATTCATTAATTAATTTCGTACCAGGAGCTGGCACCTCGTCAGTTCAGAATTTAAATGTAAACCTACCTGAAGGCAGCTTGATTTATCACTCGGGAGACTATAGAGTCGCTAAAATAAACTCCGATACTTCGGTTGTGGCAGGTAACTCAGTTAATTTCAACTATACAGCTGACTTTGGGTTTCCTGCTTCTACGGCTTCGAGCAATCAAACCCCCCTCAGGAATTCCATATACATAAATAACCCTAATGATTGCTTCTATTATCCATACCAACCTATAACAGACTTAGGAACTTTAGATCATAGAATGTTTGATTTCAGGCCAAGCGATTCTATCAATCTAAGGAATTCTCCAAAGCACAGAGTGTCCGATGCCTCAGATTTTTATAAAAAATATCATAAATACGGATTCAATCCGAACTTAATGAATTTAAATTTGTCATTCAATGGAAGGTCTGATCTAGAAGCTAAAAGAATACTCTTATTCCTGGAGTCTCATCTTGGGTATAAAAAATTCGGATTTAACGTATCAAGGGATTATACCTCGTCCAATTATGACCCCAGAAAAACACTGTCTTCTTTCTACTGTCCAGAATGGAAGCACTCCTACACCTATAAAGATAATCACTCAATATCTGCTACTTTCATTGAATGTATTGATTATTAATTTAATATATAAATATGGAAAAAACAATTCACGAAGAAATCTTCAAGCTAGAGCCTTCAACTTTAGTCACTCTTTATGAATTAGTATTAAAAGGTTTTGGAGAAAGCTACTATTTTCACTCTGGAGAAAACGGTTTCACTAATGAGATTATATTTAAGGGTAATAATTATAACTACATACCAATGAAGACTCATGGTTTTGACTCTACAGAGTCTCAGCTTCCAAGGCCTCGCATTACAGCAGATAACAGCGATTCGTTTTTTAGTCTCAAAACTAGATTCTTTAAAGATTTTATAGGATTTACCTTTAAAAGAACTCGAACTTTTGTAAAATTTTTACATAAAGACAACTTTCCTGGCGGAGTTAATCCCCACGGTTCGGACACGGAAGTATCTTTCCCTGAAGAAAAATATATAATAAACCAAAAAACCGTTGAAAATCAAAACATAATTGAGTTCGAATTGGTATCAGTTCTAGAAAAAGAGCAAGCTTTCATACCTAATAGAAAAATAGTATACAATACATGCCAGTGGAAATACAGGCATAGTATAGGTTGTGGATATGCAGGAGCTCCTGTTAGCGACGCAAGGGGAAATCAGATAAACTTTACTCCAGCAGGACCACCTCAAGAATTTGATGAATCAACCACATACAATTCAGGGAATTATGTTAAATTGTCACCCGCACCTTTGTCCTCAGACCCAGATAGAGTTTTCGTTTGTGTGGTAAATGGAACTTTAGGCAAGAACCCGCAAAACGATAGAGACTCGTGGATCATGGACTCTTGCCCAAAAAACATAAGCGGCTGCAGGTCTAGATTTGGAGTAACAGAAACACTTAATGGACTACCTTTCGGAGGATTTCCTGGGACTTGGGAATACTAAACCCATCCGAAGCTGCCTTCGTTTCGCTTTAGAAAGTTGCGATAATGAGCGTTTTGGAATTTTCGTACACAAGGACAGTGATTACGATTATGAATTTATACCTATTGATAATTTAGATAAATCAAATCCAAATCATTTCAATATTAATAATAAATTATTTTATAATTACTATAAACAGTCAAAAGTTATATCTTTATTTCATACACATATAATTGACTCTCCAGAACCGAGTCCTATAGATATAGCTTTATCTCAATCTTTAAATCTACCTACTTATATATTGTCATGTTCGAGCAAGAAGAGCTCTCTGTACTACCCGCCTGTACACAATCGAGCAGAGCTGTATTCAAGGATATTCATACCTTTTTTTCAAGATTGCATTACATTTGTTAAAGATTTTTTATATTTAAAATTTAATATTAATTTAGTAGAACTTTTTAAAAATTGGGCCAGAAGATCTAAAGACTCAAACTCTTACTTAATTAACGAATTGGAAAAACATTTCAACGAAGTTAAAAAAACAGAATTAAAATACGGGGATGTGGTTATATTTAAACCCTCAATGACAAACTTATTTCATGCTGGAATAATTGACGAAAAACTAATGCTATCCCATCACCCAATGGGCTACCAACCTACCAGCGAATTATTTACCCCTCAACTACTTAATAAGGTGTATAAAGTATATAGGAGTAAGGTTTTATGAAGAGATTTATTTTATATGGAGAAATGGCTGATCTATTTTGCAAAGAAATAGAATTAAGAGCTAGCACCATGAGGGAAGCTATAGAGGGTCTATCTGCCAATTTCCCTAAGTTTAGAAGTTATTTTATTAATAAATTAAATAAAGGGATCCATTATCATTTTGTATGTCCAGATAAAAACTCCATGGAAATGTACTGCCTGGACATGCCTTTAGCTGCAGACGAGTACGACATACTTCCATCCGTAGAAGGATCCGCAGCTGGTGCGACAGCATTTGCAGGAAATGCTTTACTTGGATACGGAATGTCCTGGCTTTCTGATAAATTAACCCCAAAGGAACCTCCTGAAAACGAAATAATTACAACCAACTCTTTCATATATTCAAACAACGAAAACAGGGCAGAGCAGGGCACACCAGTTCCCGTGGTATATGGACAACTAAGAGTCGGATCTAAAGTAATACATTCCAGCATTCATAACTATGATTACGATTATGACGCCGGAAGCATACACGAAGGCAAGCCAATCAACACAAGACTATCTAGACTAATAGGAGGAGCTGACTATAATTTCATAAATCCGACAGATATAACAGATCTGAGAGCAGGAACTTCAGAAAGTTTTAAAGGCCTCAAAGATTCTGCCTCAGACATCACGAAGAGGTTTGCTGGAATAGGCATGTCAATGCATGCGGGGAATGGCACTAAAAACCTCAGCTCCAAATTGGAGAATGAAGCAATGAACGAAGTCTTTGAAAATAATAAAGATAGTTCGAATAAAAAGATGCATTTCGGACCTTCAGAAAATACCGCAACCCACACTGAGGCTAGAGAAGGCTGGTGGGATATCGGTGCATCAAAAAACGCAAGACCCTTTTTATATCCAATAGCGGGAAGCGTTGACATTAACATGAGGCCGGCAGGACCAACCACCTTATCTGTAGAAAGAGAGTCTAAAGCCGGATTAGTGCCTGTAAATATAGATGAAAAATGCTTATCGTTTGTAAGTCCAAGGGTCGTATCAACAGTAGGAACCAGGACAGCTTACAATAAACTGGAATCTATAGGCATTCATAAATCTCTAGATATTATATCCGAAGGCCCAATTGCAGGCCTAGCTAACCCGATAACTGGCCTTGATGCAGACAACGGATTAGTTAATTACCCTTATTCTAAAGCAGACCCTGTTCGCTCTACAAGATCAGCATTAGTCCAAAATATTGATTATGCTAACCTGCAGACACCAAACTTCCCCTTAGTTATCTCGAACGCGGGATCTGATTATCCAAATGGAGTATACAATAAAACGGGTAACGATCAGTCTGATCCAAGTTTTTTTATAACAATTAAAGGTCCATCTTCGCTAAAATCAGCAAGCATTCAAGATTCATCTTTCTATAAGGGAGACCAGAATAATGACGGCCTGCCAGATAATACAGTTTTCTTCAAAAATAATATTGCAACCACTGAACCTTTATTCTTTTCAGACAATAGAATATTCTTACTCTCCTCGGGGGACGGTAGAATATGCCTAAACGACAACGATAACAATGCAATAAACGGTTCTCTACCTGCAGTATACACAACCGCTGAGAATCCAGGAGCCGGTGTCACGGGGGTTATTGATTTAGCTCAACTTGAATCTGACTCAAACATACTACCAGGATTTAATTCGAACTTTAAAATAGGAAAAGGCTACGGTTCTCCACCTGCAGGCCTAACATACAACATCTCTCCCCACAACGAGAGCTTGGAGTATGATGTAGAAATTGAAAAACTTTCGAGTTCTAAAAGGATATCAAACTCGGAAGTGATGGATTATGGTTACTTTTTTTTAGACAGAGAATCAAATCCCACTTTTCAAAACGAATTTAATGCTGTCCACAATTCTACAGCTCCGATCATCCCTAGGACGAATTTAAATTGGTCAGCCTCAGTAAGGAATTCTATTTATTCAACGGCATTTAATGCAAATTCAAGTATAACCATAGTGGTTGGAACTTGGAGGCAGAATTTGCGATTTGGCAGCCGAATAAACAACGTTAGCCTTACTATAACTATGCAGCAATACATAGATTGCAGTAATGTTACTGCATCCAATACCAATGCAACGGCAACAGCGACACCTGGTTTTAATTCATGGAATAATGATCAAGCCTCTATTACGAATGAATTTCAAAATTTAGTCACAGGATCAGCCGTTCCTCTAGGTTTTTTACTGCGAAATGCAGCCTTCGCAAACACCGTTTTTAATCAATTTAACTCTCAAGCTGGCAACACATTAACGTCAATAACTATTCCCGCCGTAACTATAACGAGAGCTCAGAGTATTCAATCCGGCGGAGGAAGGTACTTAAAGTTCGGTCCAGGCTCAGGAAGCAATACAGCAAGCGGGACAACAGCTGCAGGGTGGACCACTCCGTCGCACATGCTAGAAGTAGGTAATAATAATTTCGCCACTGTATCTATAATGAGCGATGGAGCAATACCTGAAGATTTAAGCCCAACTCCTAGAGGCTTTTATTGCCCAATGCTACACCCAAGAATAACAGTGTTTGTCCTAAGAAAGACAACAGGCTCAACGGGATCATCATTCAGGTTTCTACCTACTAATATTGATGCTGTAGCTACAATTTCGGCCACAGGAACGGTTTCAAGTGTGAACCTTCTGAGGGTTCCGGATCTACCCGTTTACGAGTCGACATTTAATGGTGGAGACTGGACTCCTATTTTAGTCAATAGTTCGACAGATACACCTGTAGTTCTTTTTCCTAATTCGCCAGATTTTTCGTACCAAGATTTAGGATACTATTGCCAAATTGATCCTAGTAATGCCGCCATCAGTGCGGACTTCGAAATTGACAACGGAACATTAACTCATGATGCTATAGCGGGAAGTAGGAGACATTTATGCACTATGGAGGCCAACTGGAACAACCATATATCGAGAAACAGAATCACTCCAGGTAGGACACAACATGGAGCCGGAATGTTCCCCTCTATATTAAACAATGCATCTATACTTTCGGCAACCCCCACTATAGCTTTCAATATTGAAGCTGGTAATAAATTCAACACCCCTACAGCTACAGCTCAAGCTCAAGTTACAGTCGAAAGCATAAACCTTACGGGTGCGGATTTTTTAATCAATGCCCTTACAAACCCTACATTAGGTGCGGCATCCACCATAATATGCACAGGAAGGCCAGCCTCACTTACTGTGCTAAATGCCGGAATAGGTTATACTTTCAAATCAGGAAACGCAAACGGCTCCAGAATATCTCAAGATATATATAATTTCCAATACGGAATCAAAAAATTCGATCTTAAAAATACAGGAAATAAGGGGTACAAACCTGATCAGACCTTTTATGCATATGGAGTAAGCAGAACTAAGAATTTCGCCGCAGCAACAGCCAATCCCAATAATGCTATATATAACTCATGCAAGCTTAAAATTTCGACAGACAATGCCGGTTCTATCTCTGACATAGAAATTTTGGATCCAGGATTTGGTTTTTCTACAGTACTTGATCCAGATGATTTTATATTTTCTAACGACTCTCAATTTTTTAATAATCCTCCGGATGCCGCATTTTTAGCAGGAAGCTCGACTGAGTTCATAGACCCGGCTATTCACTTTTTGAAGCAAGATCTTATCGTATCAGTAGCCAACAATCATCTTAATATTCTTAATAATGAAGGCTCAATCAGTAAGTTCTACATAAGCCAGGAAGGGTTAGGATTCAATCGATTTCAAGACATCTTTAACCCTTTTTCGAGCATCTCCTTTAATCCTCCAGTTTTTCAAATAACTATAGTCAACGGAAGCATTGCCTCTATCCTCGTACAAAACCCTGGATCTGGATACTCAAACTTAGACTCGTCTATAAAAATAAAAATTTCAGACCCTCCTACATTTGCCCTGCCTCAAGTTAACAATGCAGCCATAGATCCCGATTCATGGGCTAGATCTATATATCTAAACGATGTTCCAATGAGAGACAAGAATGGAATGTTTAACTTTTCTAAATTTCACTTCGATACAAGAATAGGTCACGGAAAAAACGGACTAGGTGAGAGCAATTTAATTCCAAGCCAGGTCGACCTTATCGCCACCAAATCGAGACCCAATATGATAAGTTCTGAATTCAAGCTGCCCTCGTATACTAAAGTGATTGATTATCCTCTATATGGGCCCAGGAATGAAAATGAAAAGGACTACTACTACGCCCACACGATCAAAAACCCAGAAGTCTCTGTGATAGGAATTTCTATCAACATTAAAGAGCTTCACTATATTTATGAAGGAGATGAAGCTGCTGTTTATGTAAACTTGATCCCATTGATGATGGCTGGAGTTGGTTTTATGGCTGCAAAAGCAATGAAGGACGCAATTTCAGCAGCCTTCATACAAGACCCAATATCGCTATACTCAAAAGGAATGGGTTCTGGTACTGGAGTAGGGGCCTGCATGGGAGCCCCGATAGCCACTCAGAATCGAGACGGCGGACAGGGAATGGGTACGACCGTCGCAAAAGTTGGAGAAATGGCTAAATCGGCAATAATGGCCGGAATAGGTGCCGCGATTCTCGGAGGAGCGGCTGGAATGGTATTAACTTATTTACTGGTTAAAATATTTCCTTGTAGTAAAATTCCCTGGCTATGCTTTAAAATTGGAGAAATAATCAAGAATAGTGGAGAGATCTGGCCCGCGAAAGTAAGAATAGCTATAGAGTATGGAGTCGAGGGAGAGACTCTTGAAAAAGATGTAATCTCATTCAACGGCTGTGCTACCAACGAATATGTAAAAGATGTATTGATTGAAAACCTCCCCAAAGCCGAAGGCTCTAGCAATAACTTTAAAAATAGGATTGTAAAGGTCTACAGAACAACTCGTAGCTTGGACCCAATCTCTGGAGGTATAGTTGAGGCTAGATATAAAATTCAAACATCACTACACTCGATAACAGAATACGTCGAAGGCTTTTTTAGTTACCCAAATACAGCGATAATAGGAACTAGAGTAAATTCAAAAGATTTTCCACAACAACCCAAAAAAGAATTTTTAATAAAAGGCCGAATGATCAGAGTGCCGCATAACTATAACCCCTCAATTGGAACGTACAATGGGGACTGGGACGGAAACTGGAAATACATAGACTCGAACGCTGATAATCTAGCTCAGACTAGCGAAATTTTGCTAGAATGGACAAGTAATCCAGCATGGATAATTTTCGACCTATTAACTAACGAGAGATACGGGATGGGAAAATATGGAATAAAAGAATCAGATATTGATGCCTGGTCTTTTTATACTTTTTCAAAGTTTTGCGATGAGAAGGTCGATGTAGTTATAGATGGAGTTAAGTCAAGTGAGCGCAGGCATATGTGCAACCTTTATATAGACTCAGAACGTCAAGCATACGATTACATAAAAGACTTGATGTATATTTATAACTCCTCAATTAGTTTTAACGGGGGGAAAATATACATAACTACAGATTCATCTGTCTTAGGGAAAAATGAATCGATAATGATATTTAACAATTCAAATGTAGATGAGTCTGGCTTTTCTTATTCTAGTACTCCTGAGACTTCAAGGATCACTTCTGCGACTGTAGATTACCTAGACGAAAGAGATAATTACATGCAAAAAAGCGAATACGTAGAAGATGGCGAAGGAGTTAAAGAGCACGGATACTCTCACATAAAAATAGCAGGAATGGGAGTAACAAGGAGGGGAGAGGCTCACCGCCTGGCTTGGCATAAAATTTTAACAAAGCAATTAGAAAAAGAAATAATACAATTCAAAACTGGACTCCAAGGATCATACTTAAGGATTGGCGACGTTATAGATGTAGTTGATAATCATAAGATAGAAAAACATTCAGGAGGTAGAATTACCAGGATCGTTTCGGCCACAGAGATTGAAATCGATATCCCTGCAGCAGCCATAGCTTCTTCAGCCCTACTTCTTGAAGTGCCCAGCCCATCTGATTCAGATTCCGATACTATAGATTCCTCTAATATACTCAATCGCAGATCCAGCCAATTCAAAGAGTATTCTATATCTATAAAGCAAAATTTTTCAATCACATTCTCTTCACCCATAGATCCAGAAATCGTGAAAGGCTTAATATGGATCATTAAAGAAGATGCCGCAAGTGAAATATCTCCAAAAAAATATCGAGTGAAGGAGATTAAAGAGTCTTCCTCCATGAACTTCGAAATTATTGGCACAGAATATCTGGAAGGTAAATACGAGCAAATAGACAAAAGCTCTTCATCTAAAGATGGTATTCTCCTCGAAGAGAGGGAGTATTATGGGCACAACATAATAGTATAGTTTATTTATGACCGTGCTACCTAAAACCGGAATATTGGATTTTTCATGGAACAACATTCCTGATGTAGACGGATACTATGCAAGGATGAGTAAAAATGGATTATTGATTGACACTTTCAATACTTCACTCAACTACTTATCTATAAATAAACTGTCGGAGTCTGACTACGTGCAAGGGGTAGTTTATCCATACATTGGAGACAATATTTATCCAACTGGCATTGAGCTTCAAAAACAAAGCATGCCAATAACAAATTTCCACGAACAAGGAAAGACTTTTGAATTTAATTCAATAAAAATAGACGGCCTTGAAGTTCCTCTGGTTAAAACGTCAAGCGGTTATTACAGCACAGGAGAATATCAGAACGGTAATGCTAATATTACATTCGAATTAACTAATCCAAGAGACTCAAAAGTCTTAACCCATCCGCTTCAAGAGCCGTTTCTTGATAAAATAGAGTACGAAACTTCAAGCACAACTAACGAATTAAGCAATTTCTCATTTTCGTTTCTTAATGAATCGACTGTAAGCTCGAGTCAGGAGCCTGATTTGGGAATATTCAATGAAGGTATTACGTTTAACGAAAATGGAGGTTTCACTACCAATACGATACTAGGCCAAGACGGAGTATTCAGTAGTGAATACATCTCTGATGACTCACAATTTAAAATTACATTTGTGGAGGCAGGCCAACCAATAGAAGCCAAAGCGGCAATCACTTTAATACATGTTGATAGTGGCTGGACTCTAGATCTTGGAGAGTACAGTTTTGATGGTATATCAAGCACCATGCCACTAAGTTCCGACCTTGGGTTTATGCCTAACGAAGGTGGTATTATTATGGGAAATTTCGATAAAATAAGTTTACTTTACTATCCACCTTTCGGAGAGGAAGTTTCTCAAGAAATCTCAAGAAATATCGACTTAAAAATTAAGGCATACGATATACTGGGATCAGGAATTACCGGAAATATCACATTGCTGAATGAACCCGTATCAATAAACGGGATACATATGCAGTCTCAACCTTACGATGTTCCCGGCTCGGGACTGTTCAATATAATCCCCAGCTTCGACTTAAGGCCCAGTTCAATTAAATATGTTCTTCTAAATAAGGACAAGACTTCACATATAGTTAGCGGTCACTCAATAGATGTAGACAATTTTCAAATAACTATCCCACTAAGAGAGTCAGGATACTTATCACTAACTCCTTACGACTGGCTCGGATCCGGATCCACGTTTAATCGTCTCGAGCCAATCTTCATAGAGGAACCTTCCTTAATTGATAGTAATAAAATCACAAACTTTGAGTCTAACCTGTCGGACTCACACTTAAATATTGACTGCAATTATAAAGCAAATAATGAAATTGGAAGCTTTTTTGAATACTCCGTCGACTCCACAGACACTTCGTCTTTTTCCTTAAACTCTTATTTAACCGGCCAGTCGGAATCCTTAGTACAACTATCCTTCGATCATTTCTCGCAAAGAACGGGCATTCACACCGATTTTTACATATCCTTAAATCTATACAGAAGTGGGTCGAGAACTCTGGATGATTCTGCGAAATCCATAATAAAAATACCTAAACCAAAAATATCAAAAGCTGATCTTAATTTTGACCACTATAATGGTAGTTATTCTGCAGAATTAGAATCAACCCCCAGCTTTACATTTTCAGGATTAGAATTACTCATCTCCACAGGAGAAAGCTCAAGCTTTGAAGTTTCTCCTGAAGGGCTCATAGAGATGTCGGGATCATCGGCATATATTCATTCTAAACTGGTAAACTCTCACGACAACTCATTGATTTATGATGAGAGCTTATTAACAGGTAAGGGCTTGACTCCCTCTATTGATGTCTCAACATACACACCGACTGAACTAGATGGTAGTAATTTTTTCTTTTTCAGCAATTCCGACGGAATACCAATAAATGAAATTAAAGTTCACAGAAAAGAATCTTTTTACCTAACTAGTGGAAACTTAAATGCGACCATGTCTGGGCTACAGCAATTTGAAGATTATGACAATTTTCATACAAATTCTTCAAATTTAGGATTATACTCAGACTCGGCTCCACCAAGTATAAAGAGAGCTTCAGAATTTTCAACAACTGGCATTAATTTTTCAGGGTATTACAGCTCAGGTAGGGAGTACATTTATAGATTCACCCCGATAGGAGCCTTCGGTTCTGGATCAACTACTGACCCCATCATCAAAGCCTTCACTCAAAACGAAATAAGCGTGTCAAGTGAATCTAGTTTAATTGTCGCAGAAAAGCAAATAGAATCAATACAACATACAACAGTATTTACTAGCGGCAATCAAGATATTTTTGGGGAAAAAACATTCTTAGAAAATATATCCACAATCAACCCAACAGAGCCCGACCATGCGGCAACCAAAGAGTACACAGACGGACTGCTCCAGCAATACCCTGTAATGCCGCCGTCAATTAGGGATACATTCAGTCAGATTAATACAGGAGTTAATAAAATAACCGGATCCAAGCTTTACTTGACTAATATATTATATGACGGCTTTATCTTCATAAATGGTCATAGTGGAGACTACTCGCTTAATTCATTTTTTTATCCAATAGAATGCACTGGATTACAGGCTCAAAACTCAGGGCAACTTTCTTATTTTTCTGGAGAATCAATCGATAGTTCAATTCCGAGCCCGTCACCCTCTTCGACCCCTACTGTCACACCAACTCAGACCCCCACGACGACACCAACTCCGACCTTAACTCAAACACCAAGCATGACTCCGTCCAGGACTCCAGGGGCTCAAGTTGCAATGTACGAAAAATGCCTACCCACACCGACCGCAACTCCAACCATAACACCATCTTTAAGTCAAAATTAAAATACACATATGAACATACACAGCCAAAAAGAATTCATTAACGATATAATGTCAATGGGAAAATCATTCAAAAGTTCGGAGCATCAAGATTTTTACTTCAGCACAGTATCAGACTTTTCGAGCGAGACATTCAAAACTCTAGGCATATCCGGATCAATTAAGGATTTCGACATTGACTCAATGTTTAAAACTTGCGAAGAGCAGGGGGTCGAGCCTATAGAAATTATAGACTGGGCTTTCGACATGCTCTCAAAGTGTCCTACTATTAACACGGGAGGTCAAGAAATAGACATGTCAAGCTCCAACGATATCTTACAAGATCTTAAATCTAAATTTTCAGGACATCAAGACTCGCAAGATATAAATAAATTCTAAATAACATGCTTCACTATTGGTGTAATCATAATTAATGAATATACTATTAACTGCCTCTTTTGCTAACGGCCTATTTTGTAATGGACTTCAGCAAAACATTGTCTTCCTAGCCGAAATGTTAAAAGACATGAACTACAATGTAGCTATCTGCATAAATCATCCTATCAGCGAGTGTAGCGATCCTCCAACTGGAATCTTAATAATGGAAGAGGATGAAATAGATTCTGAATTTAATCCTGACTTTGTTCTTCAAACTGGATTTGTATTAAGAGACTCTACGATTGATGGAATAAAAAATAAAAATCATAGATGCAAAAACATTCATGTTCATTACGGAAACAGAATGCTAGCAGATATAGAGCAGTGCAAGTGGGATACTATGGCGATCACCGACCACAAAGTCGATGAAATTTGGGTCTCCCCTCATTATGAAATCTCAATACCATACTTTAAGGCATTCTACCACACTCAGAAGGTTCACATTATACCTTATATTTGGAGCCCTAAGTATATAGACATTCATAGATCTATATACATAAAACGAGGAAAGGATTGTAAATACATCCCAGGTCAAGAAAAAAACATTGCAATAGTTGAGCCTAATTTAAACATGACAAAAAACTGCTTGCCTGCAATACTTATAGCCGAGGAGTTAATTCAAGACCAGCCTGACTTGTTTAATAAACTTTATGTGTATTGCTCTAGCTCGATAATGGAAAAGAGATATTTTAGAGGGTGGATGTGGAACTTAGATTTACCAAAGCTCGGTAAAGTTCAATTCTCAGGAAGAAATAAAATCTCAGACATCTTTGCGAACGATGCGAATGTCGTCATCTCTCACCACTTAATGAATGCTTTAAATTACACTCATTTAGAATCTATATATTTAGATATACCCTTAGTGCATAACTCTGAATACATGAAAGACTCCGGGTACTATTACCCAGATTACGATATACAGAAGGGAGCGTCAAGATTAATGGAAGCCTTAACTTATCACGATGAAAGCCTTGACGAATATAGAAAAAAAGCTAAATCGACATTGCATCGTTTCTCGCCAGACAACGAGCTAGTGAGAGCTAAATACCGACTACTGTTCTTATGAAAATAGGAATTACAATAGACATGTCTAAAGCTTTCTGGGTCAACGGAATGCAACAAAACATCGTATTTCTACACGAGCTACTAAAGCAGGAGGCAAGCAATGACGTCTACTACATAACTCCCGAGAAACCAAAGCACATTTTAAATAAAAAGCATAAAGGTATAATTCTTGAAGATCTACTATCTGACCCATTATTTAATTTCGATGTATTAATTGTAGCGGGAATAGACTTGCTTCCCGAGCATTACGAAAAGCTCAAATTAAGGAATTCAGATTTAAAAATAATTTTAGTTCATTTCGGAAACAAACTAATGGACGACATTCACTTTAGTGTATCTGAAAAAAATCCAACAAGACTGCCAATAATGAGGCCAAAATATTTATCTCAAGTATGGATCTCCCCTCATCATAAATTCGCAAAAGAGTATATAAAGGCTTACTACAATTTAGAAAATGTACAAGTCTGCCCCTACATCTGGGATCCATTCTTGCTTGAGTCAGAAGTTAATAAGCTTAAGAAGAAAAGTTTATCCCCATTCTTTAATGGCGGTAAGTCTAAGAATATATGTATATTTGAACCAAATATATCTCATATTAAAAACTGCATAATACCATTAATGATATGCGAAAAGTTCGAGCAAAGAAACCCAGATCAAATAGAGTCAATAAATAGTTTTTCCTGTGAAGATTTAAGGGAAAATAAATACTTCAAAAAGTTGATGTCCAACCTAGATATAGTAAACAAGGGAGACTTGTGTTTCTTTAATAATAGATGGGGGAGTTTAAATGCATTGAGTAGATTTGGAAAAACTATAATATCTCACCAAATCAACAACGAGTTAAACTATTCACATCTCGAAGCTTTATATATGGGGCTACCCTTGATTCATAACTCTCCAGAGCTTCAAGAATTTGGTTACTACTATCCAGATTTTGATATATCTATGGGAGCCAACCAATTAATGAGCTCATTCCTTAACCATGAAGAGACACTGCAGGATTATATGTTTCATTCTAGAGAATTTCTTAAAAAGTATAGCCCTAAGAATGATTTAAATATTTACAAATACTGTAAGCTTATAAATGAAATTAAATAAAATAGATAAATCTTACTTTATTAATTTAAATAGAAGGACCGACAGGCTTAATCATATATACAAAACTCTACCATTTTATGCGAATAAATCTCAAGCAGTAGATTCAAGAACTTTAAACTTAACAGATGAAGTCCTCGAGCTATTTCCAGAAACATATCACTCGCTATCTAAGCCCGAAATCTGCTGTGCATTGAGCCATTATAAGCTTTGGCAACAATTAATTCTAGATGAAAAATGTGAAAGTTATTTAATAATGGAAGATGATGTAGTCTTTTCTCCAGGGTTCGCGAACTTCTGGAATAAAGCTTTCTCAGAGCACATACCTCTAGACTTTTCTCTTATATACTTAGGGGGCTGTCAACCTTGGAATAAAAGTCAATACAATAAAGTCCTCAAGTCTAGAAATAAATACTTCAACAATATCAAGGAAAATAATTTCTTTTCTAAGGGTGATTATTACTGGCACATGAATGCATCTTCGTATATAATAAGTAAAAAAGCAGCTACTCAATTATGTAATGAAGTAAGCAAATCGGGAATCAATTCAGCGATTGATCTATTTATGATCAATACAATTAACTCTATTGACGATAAATCTTTATACCATCTTCACCCCTTAATGTCCCACCAAATACATGAAGAAGGCAATAACTCAGGACCGGACACAAATTCCGACATCAGGGAAAGTGTTGATAAATTTAATAAAATTCAAAAACAAGATTCAATTAAAAATCAAATTTTTCCTAATTTAAAACCTATATCATCAAGTGAAATACCAAAAAAGATTCACTTGTCTTGGAGTAATAAAAATATATTAGATTCAGACTACAGCTTAATTAATAAAGGAGCGAAGCAGTTGGAACTACTTAATCCTAATTGGGACATTGAGGTTTATGATGACGAGGATATAAATCGCTTACTACGAGACTCAATTGGCATAGATAATTGGAACTTAATAAAAGATAAAAAAATTACTGAAAAAACAGATCTCTGGAGATTAATTAAAACATACAAAGAGGGTGGCCTGTATGTGGATATTGACAGGTATATAGACACTCCACTGTCAGAGATAATGAATGATAAAACTTCTTGTGTTCTACCTACATATAAAGATATTGACTTTTCTCAAGATTTCGTTTTAACCTGCCCGAAGAACCCAATTATTGGGCAGGCAATTGTTAATAATTTAAAATACAGAAAGCAAGGCAAGTCTTTATTTTTTATTGCCGTCTATTCATACATCGAGTCTGTTAGTGGTGTATTAGGTCGCAAGATTATAGATAGAATAGATAGGCCTGATTACTTCAATAAAGTAAGGTCAGACATTAGTCAATGTCCGTACCTCGAAACTTATAGGGAAACAGGGCCCGACAATCATGCCTTATTTAGAAACATCAATAACAACTTCAATATTGAGAACTTTAATAATGACAAGGCCGATCTTTACAATTCTTCAGGAGTCCCCCATTGGAATGCCGACACTAGAAGCCAGTTCGTGAGCTCTAAACTAAAAAAAGAATCCTCAATTAAACTAAAGCAAGAAGAATTTATAAATATAAAAGATAGTCTAGCCTCTTTTGTGGATTATGATATATTTAATCATTTTAGTAAAAATTTAAAACATAAAAAAACTACTAATGATAAATTTAGTACATTTAATCCAGGTAAAAAGATAGCAATAGTAAGCTTATATACTCCTGACACTTCAGATTACTCTAAGCATTCAGAGGAAAGCATTAAGCAATATTGCTTCCTTCAAGGGTACACATTTCATATGTATAGAGACTCAATCAAGAAAGACTGCAGCCCTAATTGGTCAAAAGCTCAAGCTGTGCTCAATCACATCCTGGATCACGATTATATAATGTGGATGGATTCAGACACATTAATATTCAATCCTAACAAAAGAATAGAAAGTATAATAGATAAATGTACAAAAATGAAGCAAATTATAGCCTGCAAGGATATAGGGGTTAACGGATCAATGATTAATTCTGGAGTTATAATTTTTAAAAATCATAATTATACGGTAAACATACTCAAAAGGTGGAACAATTACAACGGAGATAAATCGAGCCTGTATTCTGATGGTGGAGATCAAGAAGTTCTATGTTCTATTATTAAAAAGTCTGATCCATTTAAATATAATATAAAAATATTCCCCATGAACGAGTTTAATACCGAGCCTAGACTTGTAGATAAAGATACATTTATATTACACTTTATGGCTTTCCCCGAAAAGCTCAAGATATGCTTAATGAGCTATTGGAATTGCTGATTTTTTAAAAAAAAGTTTCACAAAATTAATAAAAAGCTGTATATCATAGTATGGCAAAGATATTCTCAACCGAGCAATTATCTCTTAATGGGGACAGTATCCGCATTAAATCGTCAGCTGCTGGAGCATTTGAAATTACAGATGCTAATAGCAACGTATTAATGAGTCGTGATGGAATCGAAACTAATTTTTCGAGTCTACATTCAAGCTCTAGCCTTGAGGCTGGAGCTGTTGATGGTGAAATCTCTAGCTTACAAGCTAAAGGAGTATCTGATCTCTCAGGTGCTGTTGGAACCAAAGACACTGAAATCTCTAGCTTACAAGCTAAGGAAGTATCTGATCTCTCAGGTGCTGTTGAAATCAAAGACACTGAAATCTCTAGCTTACAAGCTAAGGAAGTGTCTGACATCGCAAC